GTTCCGCTGAACGTCTCGGTGGAGCGCAGCGTCGCGTACTTGATGTTGTCCGCCCAGATGTCGGACGGCTCCGCGCCTTCGGGGGATTCGGTGATGGTCGAAAGGCCGTTCCACGCGACGCCCGCGCTGTAGGTTCCGGCGGAGCCCATCACGAACAGCACGCCCTTCGATACACCCATTTCAAAGTATCTTTCGCCAGTGGCATCCCAGGTAAGCGGTCCCGGCATGTGCAATTCCTCCTTTAATCGTACAGGTCGAATACATAGTGGTTCAGATTGTCGGATGTGAAGCTGCGGTTCATCGTGCAGAATTTCCATCCGGCAAGCATTTTGGGGAGTTCGGTGTCCGGGTTCCGGTCAATGATCGTGACCGTATAGCGGTCGGCGATCGAATACGGAAGATTGTCTGCGTGGCGGACGTGAAACGGCGCACGCTCGTATACGATGCAGGGGTATTGCATCTGAACCGATGGCGGCGGCTGAAAATAGACGTTTTCCGAACCGAGCAGTTCCTCAAATTTCTCCTGAAGCTTCAGCCGTTGGCCCATTGTAGACACCCCCAATCGTCAGGATCAGGCGGGGACGCTGAACTTCGACGTTGGTCACCTTCCATCTGGCTCCGCACCAGACCGCGTACCTCATATTGAAAAAGTGGCTGGCCGCATAGGGGTCCGCCACAATGCTGATGAGGTTGTTCACATTCAGGTCGTCGTTCAGGCCGTCGCCCCTTTCCCACTTCCGAATGTTCCGCGTCACGTCCCCATAGTAAGATCTCTCGGTAATGACCTCTTCCCAGACACCGGGGGAAGTCTCCGTCATCTCCGAGAAACCGATGGCTCCGCAAAACTTCCCCATAGCGTCATCTCCTGATTCCATTTTGACTGCAATCAGGTGGACTCCTCGTCGCCTTCAACGGGCGTCGTCGTGACGAACTCGATCGCAATCGCAGACTTCGGGCGGATCAGCGCGCCGGAGCAGCGGGTCTCGATCAGGTAGGAATACTTGTTGTAGTCGATGTCGAAGTCGTCGAACATGTTAACCTCGCCACCCTTGTCCGCGCCGACGTTATAATCGGCGAGGTTGACGATGATGCCCGCTAGCTCGTGGGTATTGGTCGTCACTTCGCGGGTCAGGTTCTCCATCACCGGCACCGTGATGATCGAAGAGACGCGGATCGCAGTCGCGAGCTTGTCTACGGTATCGTAGATGACGCGGCCAGTCGTGTCCTCCATCAGCAGGCAGTCGGTCAGCATGTCCTCTGTCGTAAACAGCACCGGGTTGCCCGAGCCCTTGTAGTCCTTGCGGGACTTGACGCAGGCGCGGATGAACGCCTTGGCGCGCTGGTCGGCCGTCGTGAGCGTCGCGGCGGCGATCTGCGAATGAATGGTGTAGACCTCATCGTCGGTCCAGATCGGGCGGATGTTGTCCTCCTTGATCTTGTCGTCGGAGGACGCCAGGCGGCCGTCGCCGACGAGGAACGCGCGGGCGAGCTCCTCGTTGAGCATGATCCGCATCTCGGACTTCAGCCAGTTGACGACGTTGAAATCCGTGATGTCGATAATGTCGTCGCGATCCATCTTCTGAAGCTTGTAAACCGTCTGGGGCGTGGTCGAGCGCTTCAGTGCAACGATCACTTCCTCGACCTTCTGCTTGCCCTTGACGTAACCCTTCGCGCGGGCTTCGTCGGCGGTCAGGTCTGCGTACATGGACTTCACGCGGGAGAACGGGGTGTGGTGGACGCCGTTCATGACCCGGGAAACCCAGCTGTCCTCCCTGCGGTAGAACGCGGGCGGGTTGTTGACGTTCTTGGCATCCGGGAACAGGTAGTCCACGTTCGTAATGCCGTGCGCCAGGAAGCTCTCCTTCATGCTGCCGTGCCGGGAGGCGTCCTTGATGGCCTGGTTGATCTCATCCTCGGAATGCTTGAGGACCTTCTCCTCGCTGTTCTGGTCAAAGACGTTGTGCTTCACGTCAGAATCCTCCTCGTTTTCATTTTCTGTTTCGTCCGCAGACTCGTCCACGCCGTCTTCCATCAGCGTGGCGATCATCGCGGCGACGACCGTTTGCTGCTCCTCGTTCATCGTGTTCCAGACGTCGCGGACGGTTTTCTCGGAATCGCCGCCGCTCTCCTGCGCTTCCGGCTTCTCCTCTTCGGCGTGCTTCAGCTCGATGGCCTCGCCGGAGTAGATGATCGCCTCGTCGTCCATCTCGTCGGAGTGCGAGAAGACGGTCTCAATCTTCGCGCCGGGATTTGCCCCCGCGAGGACGAGACTGACCTCCCGGATCACGCCGTGCAGGACATCGCGGCCGGATTCCTGCAGGCGGTTCGCGTAGATGGAGACGGCATTGACGTCCCCGTGCTGCACCGACTGCTTTGCATGCTGTCCCGTACTGGTTCCATTAAACACGCCGTAGAGGTATACGCCTTCCGGGCGGTTTTCCAGCAGCGCGTGCCCCAGGACGTTCGTCGGGTCGTTGTGGTTGTGGTTCCATACGAGCGGCACGGTTCGACCGTCGCACTCCTTGAACGCATCCTTGCGGATCACCCGCCCGTCTGCGCACAGGAGATCGTTCTTGGTCGCCCAGCCCCCGAAGTCGTAGCTGTCAAACACGTTTCTCAACCTCCATTTTGACTTTGTTCTCTTGGATTCGTGCGTTTCAGTTTCTGCACTTCGTCAATCTCTTCCTGAAATTGATCCGCGTCAGATTCAGACAGGTTCTTGTTGCGGAGCTCGTCTGCGCGCGGGTCGTCCGACGCCTTCATGCCGATGATCTGCCTGACCTCGTTCGACGTCAGGATTTCATTGCGTGTGAACTTGTCTGCAATCTCGGAAATCTGATTGACCGGAATCATGCGGAACGGATCCTTGAAATAATAGATGGATTGATTCCTGCTCTGCGCCTGCTTGCTCAGGAATTTTCGATAGAATTCCTTCGTAATCGCGGATACAATCGGCTCAATCGTCCGGCTGTAGTAGTTGTTCAATACCTCGCTGTTGGCTGTCCCTTCAAATACGTCCTTCGTCAGCCCCAACTGGCTGTATAGCATACTCGTCAGGTACTCGATTTGGGGCAGTATGTTGTTTTCGACAGCGCGATTCAGCTGGGTAATCCGCTCCGTTCCATCGGTGTAGGCGATGCCGTATTGCGAACTTCGAAGCTGTTCCTCGATTTCGGCCCTTCGCTTCTCCGCCTGCTTCTTTCGGGTCTCGCTCTTCACGACATATGGCAACTGAATAATCAAATCCAGCTTGCCGGAACTGTTCTGCTCATCCACGACGTCCAGCAGGTTGAGCTTTCGCTTCAGCCGTGTGAGCGTCGAATTCGGCTCGTTCATCACCGAATAGAATGGATTCTCAATGATCGCAACCATGCGCTTGGGGAGCACCAGCTCTTCCCGATTCCCGGTTTGGTCGTTGTAGAGCTCCACTCGAACGTCGCCAGGGTACCACTGTGTAATCCTGCCGGTGCGCATGGTGCGAATATCCACCGGCTCAGGGTCGTCCGGATCGTAGGCGTCTTCGTTCTCGGGGCGGTCTGCCGTGTCGACCGGCACTGCGGCGACGACGCCCTCGTCCATCATCGACAGCACGAGGTCCTCGATAAACGCCTTGCCCGTCTGGTCGATGTTCGCCTCGACGTTCAGGCACCGGTTCAGGCCGGAGTCAATGGTGTCGACGTACCGGCCGTTGTCGTCCAGCCGGACGTGCTGAATGGTCACTTCGGAAACGTCCACCGCAATGCGGTTGTAGATCGCCGAAATGATCGACCGCTCTGTCCCGGGATTCAGAACGTGCCGGTAAGGCTGCATTGCATAACTCGAACCAACCCCGGTTCGAAATTCATACGTCGGATCCCGGTTCTGGAAGGCGTTCCACGCTCTCTTCCACCGGGTAATCAGGTTTGGGGCCATAGCTGCACCTCTTATTCCTTATATAATAGGAAGCTTCTCTCATTCAAACGCGTCCAGATTCGCCTTGTATGCGACATAGGCGTCCATCATGGCCGCCACGCTGTCGATCTTCTGGTCGTTTCGGTCTTTGCTCAGCTTACGGTTGCCGTTGGTGTCCTCGATAACGATGCAGTTGCCCATCGTATACTGCATCATCAGCTGGTCGAACAGCAGCATCCTGTCCTCGGAGAGCTTCTTGATCTCGCCCAAGGGCACGGATTCCGTCTTCGCGCCCTGTATGACCTTCACAACGCCAAACGGGCCGTTCTCCGTCGACCAGCGCTCCACGAATTCCTTTGCGTAATAGGGGTCGTACCCAAAGCACCGAACGTCATACGAGGAGTCCTCGATGTATTGATCCAGCTCATCGTAGACGTCCATCACGTTGAGCACGGTGCCTTCCATGACGATCAGCGTTCCCTCCCGGATGAACTCCTCGTATTTGACCCTCGTCGCCGCCGGGAGCTTCTGAAGCGTCCGCTCCGTGATGTAGCAGCGGGTCTTGACGCCAAATTTTCGATTGGAAAGCGGGAAAAGAAACGTGAACGCGCAGAAGTCGTCGCCTCTCGACAAATCCGCCCCCATCGCGCAGGGCATCTGCCAATACTCGCGATGCGGGAACGGCTTCGTCTCCTCGTAGCTGAAGAAATACGTATAGCCCTCGACGGGGATCCCGAACCGCTTTGCGAGAATATCATTGCGCGTCGAAGGCGCCTGCTCCATTCGCTCGACGTCCAGCTGATAGGTCTCGTAGCTGACGATCTTTCCGATGTTCGGATTCGCCTTGACCCACTTGGACGGATCGGCAACCTCTGCAATGTCGTCCAGTTTGTAATACCAGATCGACACGTGGGGGTTGATGTATTCGCCCTTGAGGATCTTCATCAGTTCCATTTTGATGGAATCGCCGACGCCGTTTCGGATGGTTCCCTCCGAGCTCGTCGCGATGATGAGGTAATCGTCCATCTTGGACGCGCCCTGCTCGATGGTTCCGATCGGATCCTCGCGAATGTCGCAGGACAGCCACTCGTCGACGGACGAATACTTGGGGCGAAGTCCCTGAAGCTTCGGGATCGACATCGGGCGGATCTCAAGCAGCGAGTTGGTGAGAAAATTCTCAATTCCCTTCTTGGTCGGACTCAGCTTCATTCGCATCGCCTTTGATCCGGTCGTATTTTGCAGCGAACCTTCCGTCAGGAACTGCATCAGCGGGCCTTTCGCTCGCGTGATCGCCGTTCGCAGCGGCCCCATGATCTCCTCCGCCTGGCGCATCGTCGGCGCAACGACAATTTGATGCGTCGTCGATCCGTCCAGGACGAGCTCGTAGGCCTGAATCGTCTCGCTGTAAAGGGACTTCGCAGCGCCTCTCGCGACGATCAGGTATTGGCGGTTCACAAGGCGCTTTTTGATTCGCTTTCGAACGTACCGCCCATCCCCCGTCGGTATGGACCGCTCCACAAAGTAAAACCAGCTGAGCGCGTCCTCCGCCCAGAGCTTGAACGTATCCAGCAGCGTCAGATCGGAACCGTCCGTGAGCGTCAATTCCCGCTCGCAGAACTTGATGTACCCTTCGATCGCGTTGCTGTCGTAGTAATAGGCAGGATCCTTGATGAGCTTGTCAACCCGGTTCATCTGCATCGAGATCTCCTTGTTGACCGGGATCTCGCCGCGCAGAACCGCGTCTCGAAACCTTCCGTAGTAGATAGGTGTTGCCGTGTTGGATAGTGCCATCAGCAATCAGCCCTTCTTGTTATTATTGTTGTTATTCTTGTTTTTACCATTATTTGCGGTCTCGCCGTTCATATAGTCATCAAGCGCACGCATAATCTGCCGAATATTATTGATGCGATCCAGCGTCGATTTAATCTGGGCATCGCTCATGTTGTCAAAACTTGTCCGCCCATCTTCATATATTTTAAGATCCAGCTTCGAGTTTTTTTCCGGCTTTTTCTCCTTGAGCGCCGAATTGACAAATCGAGAAATCAACGCCTCTCCCGATTTTGAAGCAAGAGATTCAAGTAAATCGGACGCGACGCGCTTTATCCGGCTCTTCTTATTCGGAGTCAACGACGCTTCGAGTTCTTTATATGTCTTTTCCTTTTGCATTCTCCTGATCCTCGCATCGAGCTCCGCGTCTGTCATCTCTGACAGCTTTTTGCCACCGCCGCTTTTACCCCTGAGCAGCGATGGCTTTGAGCGCTCTGGGCTTGAACCCGCTTTGACGTCGGCTGATCCATACCGCTTCTTACCGGCCGGCGTCAGGCTCCCATCCTTATTCTGAAACCGGCGAACACCCCATCGCATCCCCTTTATACCGTGGTGGCTGAGAGTCCCGTTAATCAGACCAGAGATAAGCTCCGCACTGCACAGCGCGCCCTTCTCAGGTATGCTGGTCATTTCTACACCTCCTTAAATATCCGCGCGAACGTTCAATCGCCATTCCAGCTCGCTCATTGTTCGGCTCATTGCATCGATGACCGCAGAACTCGTCGGAGGATCAAACGCCATTCGAACGCGCAGGTAGATATAGGTCTTTACCGCCTCCAAATCTTCATGCCCGTTCAGAAAATCGTCCCATCGGTCTCTTACGTTTTGGACATAGTACGCATAGGAGACGCCAACTCCCATTTGCTGCAACGCCATGATTGCGGTGTTGATGTGGATAATAATGTCCTTGTCAAAAACCGTGTAGTCTGACGAAAGCCCGAGCATTTTCTTGATGTCGTCTAAAATACTGTCCACAATATCACCTCCGCCAAGGGCATGTATCGAATGGCCTGCGCTCTACAGGCTCGCTGGACAGGAGAGACGCATCAGAGAAGTGAATCGCCTGATGCGTCCTCCAGGACACGCAGATCAGAAACTCGGGATCGAAGATCCAATCCCGCTGCTCGTCGATGTCCCGCTTTGTAATGGGATTTATGTGGTGCACAATAATAGAAGCGCCGAGAGGAAACCCCTCGACGCCCATGTCAAATCCGTTGTCGCGGATAATCACCTCATCCCTCGCTTTCCGCCACCTGGACGAATGGTAAAATATCTGGTTCAGGAACCGATCCGAACCGAACGTCTCTTTGCCGACCTCGGAAGGCAGACGCAAATACTCGTATCTTCCGAAAAATGTCTCGATTTTGGAAAGCTCGGAATACGTCTTAATCGTCATAGGTGTCTCCATCGTAACCGGAATATTCGCGCAATGCGGAGATGGCGCTTGCATACAGCTGCTCAACCCGCTCTGCAGATTTGATCGACTCTTCCTTCGCTTTCAGGAGGGAATTCTCACGCTTAATCTTTTCGAGTTCCAGCTTTTCACGCACTGTCGCCAGCTTCAGGTAATGCATAATCACCTGTGAGGATGCGGTTCCCTCTCGCAGCTGCTGCTCGGACAGGTCTACGGCCAATGCAACCAACTGATCTTCTCGCTCTTCCGGTGTCATAGCTGGCGCTTGACGCCTAGAAGGCGCGTCCACAGCTTTCTTTCTAGGCATTTTTGCACCTCCATTTGAAAGTTAGCCCCTTTGAAACAGGCGCAGATGCGACTTTTGCGTCTAAGATGCGCCGTCTGACATGGCAAATGCGTCGTTTGCCCGGCAATTACGCTCGTCAACACCGCAAATGCGCTGTATGCCCGGCAATTACCCCTGGAGTACGCCTATAAAACACCGCAAATGCACCACATGTCAAGGATTTT